CTTGTGCAAGAGCTGCCATGATCTCAGCTTCGATGTCAATACCTTGTTGGGCTTGTGCATCTTGTGCTGCTTCGAATGTCCAGCGAGCTGACAACTTACGTGTCTTAGCTTCAACTGTTTGTTTCAAGATTTGAATGCTTAGTCTGTTACCTGCGATACCTTCAAGAGCGGCTGTAGCAGCAGCTTTGTCAGTAGCAGCAGAACCAGAATAGCCTTCTGCGATCTTGAATGGGCTTAGTGCCTCTTCACCAGCTGTTGCATCAGTACCTGATGAGCTGTTGAAGTTGTCGGCATAACGTACTCTTAGAGTATGAATTTGTCCGACTGGACCAGTCATTGGCTGTACGCCAACTAGTTCATTAGCGATGACCGTAGGCATCACACGTCTGATCACTGGAAGGATCACACGATTTAGGGTTGCAACGTTACCGGCGGATGTAGCACCAGATGTAGCACTTTCTGCGAGATACTTGCGGGTATTCTCTAGAGTAGTTGCCATTACTGAACGCTTTGTACCTTGAAGACCTTCTAATAGTGCCTCTTTGGTTTCCGACCAGCGTGACTCGAGTAGTTGTGACATTATAGTTCTCCTTAAACTTTAAGTCCCGCAAGCCTGCGGATGTCAAAAATTTCAGCGGTCTTGTCCTCGACGCTGATTTGTGTAGCCTGCTTGTTGCCTGTAACTTCTTTTGCCTCTGTAAGTGCTTTTCTTGCCGGTACTCCACCGTCCATTACGGCTGGTAGATACTTGTCAAATGCTGAACGTAACTTATCTGTTTGCACAGACTCAAGTAATTCTGACATCACTGATTTCTTGTCCCCGGCTAATGGTGCAAGTAATTCTCCCATAATTTCTTTACGAGAGTGAATGTCTTTCATTAGTTTGATTTCAGTTTCGCGACTTTCAACTAATTTTTGTGCTTCTGCAACTAGTTTAGCTGCTTCTGCCACTTCTTGTTCTTTTTGCTCGACTGCTTTCAACAGCTTAGATGTCTCTGATTTCTCATTGAGGTAACTAGCTGAATACTCGCTAGCAAATGATTCAAAAATTCTGCGACCAAAGTCATTCTTACGAGCAGCTTCAATATCTTCACGTAGCTGAGTCATTTCTGATTTAAGTCCTTTAGAGACTGTTTCTTCAATGATCTTAGCGGAACGTGCGATAAAATCTTTCTTAACAGATTCAAACTTAGCTTTGCTTTCACGTACTAGACGTACTTTAGTTTCAGCTAGGTCTTTCTTGTCTGAGTGGAATTCTGCGATTTCTTTAGCTAGAGCGTCCACAATAAAAGATTCTAATTTTGCTACATTTGCTGCTACAGTTTTACGATCTTCGTGTAGTTCAGAGATTTCTTTCTTAAGATTATTAAGAACAAATGATTCCATTGTTTTAGAATCATCTTTCATCTTCTTAGCGTACTTGGCCTTGGCTTCGATTAGACCTTGACGATCTTCAGCGAATTCAGACAGTTCTGCTTGAAGACGATCAGCTAACATAGATTCAACGGCTTCCACCATTGCTGTCTTGTCGTGATCATATTTCTGAGCAAACTCTTCACGTAGTTCTGCAGTGACTTGTTCACGGTTTTCTTGAATTCTGCTATTCCAAGCGGATTCAATTTCCGATTTGATTTCTTCGGAAATCACATTATTTTCGAACAATTGTTTTACGATATCAATCATGTGATTCTCCTACTGGTTATTTGAGACCTGAAATGATTTTTTTCAGGCTCTCGGCTAGGTATTTCTGTGCCTGTGGATCGCCTTTGACTTCTTGTGCTATTTTAAATGCCTTGTATCCACCTTTGTTATTCATAAGGTGTTCATAAACTGGTGTTGGGTATGCTCCCGGAGCGGATGGTTGAGCTACTACGTCAACTGTGATAATTTCAAAACCTTGAACATTACCACTACTGTCAACTTCGCCTGAGCCTCTACTGCTTACTCCCAACTTAACTCCCGACTCCAACATAGTCTGAATTAACTGACCCATTGGAGTTGGAAGTACTTTAAGTTTTCCGTAGCCGTTTGGACCGTCCATCCACATTTTTGTAATCATGTGACTGACGCGGTCTAGGTTAATTTTTAAATCCTGCGGATGATCTACTTCCCCTAGTACAGAGTAACCACCAGAGATCTGCTCGTTGAGCGTCTTGACAGCCTTGCCAATTTCTTGAGAAGAATAAACACGCTGGTTTGCATTACGGATATCACCTTGGATGCAAATGCCGTTTAGATGCAACGACTTCTTACCGTCGTTGCCTTCACTTTGCTCGAGAACAATCTGGGCCTGATCGTAACTCAAATGTTCTGCTAGGGTATGTCTCACCTATTCGCCCCTATTATCTACGACCACGGAAAAGGCTTTGCTTGTTATCAGCTGATTCAGCTGCGCCTTTTTTCTCAGCGCCATGTCCTGGCTCTTTCTTAGAGAACGCATTACCGTTCTTTGCACCTGGGACATTGATATTACCAGCATTGTCTTCTTTTGGTGTGCCTTTTAGCAAACCAGAACCTTTTAGTTGACCTTTGTTAGCTTCAACTGGAGCACTTTCTGTACCGCCTTTAGCGATGTTAGCAGTTGTGCCGCCCATATCATTCTTACCAGCAACGATAGACTTAGTGTTTACACCGTTGTCACCCATTTTTGCTGGAGCAACTTTTTCTACATACTCACGTACTGTTTCTAGTTGATCGAAGTCGTCTTTCATAGGCTCTTCACCGCCCATGTCCATTTCGCCTTCACCTTCGCTGCCGCCTTTTAGTTCGTCGAACTTAGCTTGTAGTTCGTCAACGATAGAATCTAGATCTTGGAAAAGTTCTTCTTCGGACTTCTCACCTTCTTCATCTTCTTCTTCGTCGCCCATTTCTAGATCAGTTTCTAGATCGCCAGTTGGGTCGCCCATTGGGCCTTCTTCGTCATCGCCTTCGAAAGCGATATCTTCAAATTCTTCGTCGACTTTTTTGTTTTCTTCGTCTTCATCTTCATCAGATGCTTCGTCGACTTTTTTGTTTTCTTCGTCTTCGTCTTCGTCAGATGCTTCTTCTAGATCATCTTCGTCTGTAGCTTCTTCTAGCTCAGAGTCAATCAAAGACTCATAGATTTCACGAGATTTTGCAACAACGTACTCGTGGAATAGTTCCTCAGCTTTTTGCTGATCATCGTTGACCAGATGCTCAAGCATCTGCTCTAATTTATTCTTATCTGCCATGTTTGATTCTCCTTAGATGGTTAGGCTGTCATGTATTATTTACATAATGCTGTAAAAAATATGGTTAAATGATACTTTTTTGAATGTTTTCTTTATCGTAAATAGTACCAGGGTATTTTTTTCCGAAATCTTCGTACTCTATATGCTGTAAATTTTTTATACCTTGTAGTCTATCTGGAATAAAACCACCCTCTGGTATCACTCTAAAATACTGTATATGTTTATTATCTCGTATGGTTTTTTCAGTTTGACTTAACCAGTTTCCGTGATAAGTTGCTGTATCTGTAGACTTTTTATAGTTGTATGTATCAGCGTAGATGTTATTAAACTTACCTTTGACACCTTCATAGTCAAAGCCAAAAATATAGATTTCTTTGTGTCCGCGTTCAGCTGCAAAGTTCAAAGCAGTAGGTCCTGAACTCCATCCTTTATGAGGATGAAAAAAGTTCACAGACTTTTTAGTTGTTACACCTTTGTTAGGATTAGTCCACACAGAATGTGCCCTATGATAGCCAGCAGCTATGACTTCGTTGATCATTTTTACATCAACGCAGATTAAAAAATCTGGATCAAACTCTCGGTAAATGGCATTACAGCCGTAGATAGTTCCTAGGTTTTTTAATGCAGAGTGCTCTAATCTACTTCTGCTAACTCCGTTACCTAGGACAAATGCAAGTTCGTTACTGGGGTTCTGCAGCTTCAACTGGGGTTCCATACATCTGTTTGATAAAATCTCTTTCAGAACTAAGTTCTGCTTCGTGAGCTTCACTTTGTCCGTGGCATTATTATACCTACGGTCGTTGGAAAAATCCTTGATAGAATCGCTGAATTGAAAGAATTCGTTAAGAAGCATAGTGTATTTATTGCGGAGGCGTTGCTTCTGGAGCTGCGGCTGCGGCGTCGGTTTCTGCGGCAGCAGCCATATCTGCAGGAGCTTCTGCTGCCTGTGTGTCTGCTTCTGCGCCTACTGCCGAAGGAGTAACTCCTACTCCTCTCATCTGTGATCCTGCATCAGCAGGAGCCTTGAGATTAGCACCGTTTTCTTCTCTCCATAGCTGTTCGTTTTCTTTGATTTCTTCTTCGCTTAGACCCAAGAAACGCTTCATAGCAAAACGCTTGCTGAGATGTGTGATCTGTGTAAGCTGTGCAAATGTTGCTACTCGAGTAGTATCGAGTTCGGCCTGTCTATAGGCCGCAAAGTTTTGTGGAGGATGGAACTTTAGTTCAAAAAGACTGTTGTCAATGTTGATGCCATTGCTCATCATCCACAGTTTAAATTCTATATCAAAGGCTTCTACAATGTTTGATTGTAGACGTTTGCAATATTCGTTGAATCTAAGTTCTTGAATATAAGCAGTTCCTACTTTGCCATCTGCAACGGTATTTGAAGCTTCTTCAATACCAGTAGGCAAGTAAGCTGCGGGTATACGCAAAGCTCTAAACAGTTTATTAGTAAAGAAACGTAGGTCAGTGATTTCACCTAGGTTAGTACCGCCTGGCAATGTTTCAACTTTTGATCCACGACCTTCTGCTGTCTGTGGGAAGAAGTAATCTTCGTTTACACTTAGTGGATTATAACTAGCGTCTATAACGTTATTTCCGCCACCTGTGTTGCTAGGAATACGTCGTTGTTGTATTTCATTTTTAACACGTTCAACGAAACTCATAGCCATGTGTGCAGGCATATTTCCAACGTCTACATAGAAAATACGTCTTTCTGGAGCACGTTGTATACGATAGATAATGATAGCATCTTCAAGCAGTTCTTTCTGCTTGTAGACTTTGAATACTGATTCTAATATTGAATTTCCAAACGGATAGTTAGGATCAATACCTTCGGAAAGACTAATGTGTACTACATGTTTGGCATCTACAGACAATTCATTTACTTGGTTATGAAATCTTGTTCCCGGAGTTTGAGCTGCTGCTCCGACCATACCGCGACCAAAGCCGCCACCAGAGGCATATGAACTTGTTCCGCTAGGACTTGTGTTTGTAGTAGGATGTGGGGTTACTGCTATTAAGTCTTTGAAATTAAAGTTAATATCTTTGATTACATACTGCTCAGGGGTCTTACCTTCGCTTTCGTTTACAATAATTTTAGTAACTTTAGCTGCATCAACAAATAACCATTTTTTAGTTTCAGGATCTCTGACAAAGAAACAGTCGCCATACTTCAGAGTATTTCTTACAATTCTAAAAATTCTATTTTCAAACTGCTGTGTCTTGCACCATTTCTGTAGACTTTCTTTGAGTAGTTTAACTTCAGTAGTAGTCGGCTTACCTTTGAAGCTTAACTGAAACGATGTTCCATTTTCTTTGTCTTTTTGTGTACAAAACTCTGCAAGGATATCTAGAGCAGCATTAACTTCGCTGTCCATATCCATAGTATCGTATTGGATATATCTTTCAACACGGTTTGGAGTACCGGCATAGACATCGGGAAGGAAGCTGGAATAGTTTGTTTTGTAAGGACCGGGTCTAGATCCTCCCGAAACAGGACTATAGGATCCAGATTGATTATTGATACTTACAGGTGTGAAATATTTTTTCCAACTCATATTATATCCGTTATGCCGATATCATCATGTCTGCCGACATAGCTGATGATACTCGAA